ATGTAGGGAACGACTCGCGCATTGACGGCGATCGTGTCCGTCGTCTTGATCCGCAGCGTGAGCTTGGAGACGACGGCAGCGCCGAGTTCAAACGTCTGTCCACCCGTTGCGCTATTATGGATCTCGAAATCGACGATGGAACCGGCTCCGTATTCCTTGCCGCCGATGTCAACCTTGACCATCCACTCCCGGCTGCGCGCCTGAAGGTATTCGCTGAATGTTGTAGAAATCGGGTACATGGCATCACTGCTCCGTCAGGGTCATCTGGAGGCCATCCCACCAGTAGACCCCATTCTTGATAATGGCCACCGCCGCTGTCCGGTCGCCGACATACATCGTCCGCGTCTCCTGCGTCCCGCTGAGCGGATCCGGATAGGTGAATTGAAAAAACTCGTCGGTCATCGCCGTCAGGATCGCCGAAAGTTTGTCCCAGGTCATGGGATTCCACGTCATTTCGATCTGCCGCTTCGTGGCGATGCGATCCCGGCTGAGGGAGCCGTCCGCAGTCCGTACGGTCGTCTCCCCGTTGTCCAGGTCCATGATGGAGGCCTTGAATTCGATCGGGTATTCGGCGATCTCCACGCCGTTAACAGCCAGATACAACGTGAGTCACCTCCTACAGATTCGGCAGTGGATTGCCGCCGCGCCGGAATTCGTCGTTGATGTAGTCCGCGGACGCCCTTCCTACCGCATCCCGGCTGATCACCGCTTGGATCTGTGTCAGCCCGCGCACAGCCTGCTCCACGCGCTGCAGCGCCTGGATGATGGCGGCGTCGTCCCGGCCGCTGTCGATGATGCTCTCAAGCTTGGAAAGCGGTGAGATCACCTCGGGGTCCACCGCGGCATTCCGGTTGTCGCCAACCATGGACAGTGTCGGGCCGTACACAAGAGCGCCGTTCGCAAATGCCGGGACCGCCATGCCCTTCAGGCTGTCCCACCATTGCTTTGCTTTGCCGAGGGCCTGCGTCGCCACTTTGCCAGCGCCGACCTTGCCGAGCATTCCTGCCGGTACGATCGAACTGTAAATTTTCCACGCCAGCTTATTCTCCGGCTTGTCCGCTTCGCCTTTAATCAGCTCCCACATCGCCGCAAGCGTATCCGTGCTGAAGCTGCTCTTTGCCGACGCGATCATACCGGAGAGCAACCCTTCGGTGGGAGACTTGGCCGGCGTTACCGCCGGGCTCTTTCCTGGAGTCGCAGCCGGTACCGATCCGGGCGACGCAGCCGGCGCGCTCATCGGCGTGCTCAATGCTTGCTTCAACCGGGAGACCGCACCGATCGTGTTCTCGATTTTGCCGATGATCGCACCAAACTTATCTGCGGCAGCCTGATACATGTCCGAAAGCGTGGACCGCCACTCATTCCGCACGGCCACGAGAGGCGACTTCAGCGTTTGGATTGCTGCCGAGATCATTTTCCACCCGGTTTCAAGGTATGGCCGGTAGGCGTTCAACTGCTGCTGCATGAAGCTGAGCGCGCCCTTCCAGTCCAACTTCGCGGTCGCCAGCGGCGCCCCAACGCCGGCCACCGACAGGCCGATGAGCTTCCATCCCCACTCAATGTAAGGCCGGTAAGCGTTCAGCTCATTCTGCAGGTAGCTCAGCGTCGTCTTCCAGTCAACCCGCACAGCAGCAAGCGGATTCGAGATGGAACCGAGCCTCGCCATGAGCGAGTTCCACCCGGCAGCCAGCACCGGCTGCGCCGAAGCGAGGTCTGCCCTCATCGAATCGAGCATGGCCTTAAATCTTGCCGTAACCCCAGTTGATCCTGTGGCTGTTTTCGCTTGGAGAGACTCCCACATCGCATTCCATCCGAGCAATACGCCAGTAGACAGCGCGGGGATTACGGCGCCGGCCAGGTTGCCCGAAAGCGCCGTCCAGACTGATTGCTGCGCCAATGCCCCGGCCAGCGACTCCGCCTGAAGTTCGCCCCACATCTTGGCGATGCGAGACTTGACCTCGGCCACCATGGCATTGACCGTAGAGACGACGACGGTCGCCACGGCACCGAAGCCGGCGTCCGGCGGCGATGGCGGATCAAACTTCAGTTGCAGCTTCGGAAACGCCGGAATCTTGGGGAGGCCTTCCGGTGGAATGCCGGATTTCCCGCCGCCACCACCTCCCGCACCGCCGCCAGCCCCACTCCCGCCTCCAGTTCCGCCGCCGCTGCCCGATCCCGAACCAAGAAGGTTCAATCGGTCGAACGATGCGATTTCCTTGCGCGCTTTCTCCGCCTTCTTCCCTGTATCCTCGTAGGCCTTGCCGAGATTATCGACCGCGCCGGCCTGCTTGTCCGTCCCCATCGTCTGCTCGTCATAGTTCCAGCCGAACAGCGAGTAAGAGAAGCGCGCAACGCTCTCGGTAACCGTGGCGAGGGCGGAAGCCAGGTCGTTCAGCAAGGGGAGGACCGCGTTGTAGATTGGCAGAAACGCCTGCGACAGGTTCAGCTTGACATCCTTCAGTTGCTCCATCAGGGAGCTTTGCTTTGACATGACATTGTTCTGCAGCGTGTCCCCGTACCTGGCATAAGTCTGTTCAAGGATGGCCGCAAGACGGATCTGCTGCTGGACGCGGAAGTCGAGCTGATCCCAGCTTTTATCCCCGGCGAATTTCCGGAAGGCTTGGGTCGACTCGATCATGGAGACGTTGACGAAAATACCGAGGTCCTCAATCGCCTCCGTGTTGCCCAGAAGACCAGAGCGCATCCGCTCGGTGACGTCATCGTTGGTCCGACCAGTCCATGATGCGACGATACGAGTCGCTTTGACGAATTCTTTCGTTTGTTCGTTCAGCTTTTTGTTGTCACGAATGAAGGAGGAGAGGAGGACAGAGTATGTCGCGCCCATTTCGACGGAGGTCGATTTCGCAAGCCCCTGCGCCCGGGCCCATTCCATGTAAGCGCGCGTGCCGCCTTTGAGCTGCATGTTCAGTCGGCCGAGGTCGGCCTCGTATTTCATGGCCGCCTGGCTGGCTTGAGCGATCCCTGCCGTTGCCACGGCGACAACAGCGACAAATGCTCCCACAGCGACGCCGGCCACCCCGAATGCAGCTCCGGTACCCGCCGCCGCCGCCCCCATGCCGCGCAGGCCGGCGGCGGCATTCCCCATCATGGGCTTCAGGCTCTTTAAACTACTGACCACGCCGCCGATGCCGTTGGCGCCGCGAATGTTCCCCATCGCTTCCGTGAACGACTCGCCCATCCTGCTGAATGTTGTGAATGCGCCGCCGAGTCCTCGGTTTCCTTTGATCGTGGAGGTCGTCGTTGTTACTTCCCGCTTAAATTTGCCGAGATCGCGCGTTGCTCCGTCCATGGTCTTCTTTGCGCCAGAGTAGTCCGCGCCGATCCGGATCATGAGATTCCTAACGACCGCCATCCGTTACCCCTCCTCCCTCGATAATTTCGCTTGCAGCTGCTTGACCGCGGCCAAAATCTGCTCCGGCGTCTGCAGCGTTTGTGGCTGCTTTGGCTTGCAGTCCTCGAGCAATTTTTGCAGGCTCGGCATCCGTTTTGCCCGTTGCAGATAAGCCGCCATATACGCCATCGTCAACGACTCTTCCCGTTCGCGCTGCGTCCGGCTGTTGTACTCGTCAACAATCAGCAGCAGCTCCCGCGGCGTCAGATCGCCGTATTCAGCGACGCTCACGCCGCAGCGCAGCGCTACTTGGAGGCTTTCTCCCCAGTTGTACGCTTTCCTTTCACCGGCTCCGCTGCCGGCATTTCGGGGTTTCCCTCAGAGGACTGTGGTTTCACGCCGAAGGCCACCTGCCACGCCTCTACCAGCTTTTCGTACGTGTGCGCCATGCTCGGCGATTCGTCCAATAGGTCGGGCATTTGCTCGAATTGGAGCGTCTCGCCGTTGTTCTTTGCATCGCGCAGGAGCCCGCAATAGGCGAACTGCTCGATGAACTCAGGGTTCTGGAAGTTCATGTCTTGGTCCAATTCCTCCATGGTCATGCCAGTCATCGCCAAGAGCGTTTTGATCGCGGTATGCGTAAACCGGAGCTGCCGCGGCCGGTCCAGTTGGATGATGACGACATCGTTGTTATCTGCTTTCACGGAAAATCACTCCTCATGAGAAATGCCCGGAGCTGTCGGCCCCGGGCGTGATGGGTTATTCGAATCAGGCGGTTTTGACGACGATCACGTCGTAAGCGATCTGCGTCTTTCCTTCTTCCCGCGCGACGACCGTCAGCTTCTTGCCGACGTTCAGCGTCAGCGGAATGGCAGATGAGGGGGCGCCGCTCGTCAGGTCTTGCGAATAGACGCCGTCGATGTACAGCTTCAGCTCGTGTCCTGCGGCTGTCGCCGTGATGGTCACGCTGGTGGCCGTGACGCCGTCGTACGTGTACTCCGTTTTTCCAGAAGCGAACGACGGGCTGAGCGTGCCTCCCGCGCCGGTCATCACAAGGTTCGACAGACCGGCGCTTGCCGTCGTGTTGAGCATTGGCTGCCCGCTGACCTTGACCGTCGCTTCGAAGCTGACGAGCTCCTCCAGATCGGCGCCGGTGCTGAACGCCGTGACGACCCCGTTAAACGACCAGCTCGCGCCGAGCTCCGGCGGAAAGATGATCTGGAACGGCGTCGCAGCGCCCGACTCGAAAGCCGCCTCCATGGCGATCTGACCGGCGTCGCCCGGCTCGAAGTAACCCGAGATCGATACCTCGCCGCCATCCTTGAACCCGCCGGTGAACGTCCGGTACCCGCCGTCGCTGTCCAGCGTCGTCGTGTCCAGTGTATCCGCCGTCTTGGCGATGCCGCCGATCGACGTGAGACCGGCCACATAATCCAGGCCGATTTGCAATTTCGTTCCTACAGAACGCTTGGGCAATTCAATCCCTCCTAAAAATAGACTTCAAATTCATGGACGCCGTGGTACAGCTTCGCCGCATCCTCGTAAAGCTCGACCGGCTCGCGGACCGTCACCTCCTGGATGAACGGGCCGCCTGTTCCGATCTGGCGTTTCTCCATGTCGGCGAGCAGTGCCTCCACCGCGGCGCCCGCCGCTTTGATGTTGCCATAGCGAGCGGAGAACACATGAATCTCCAGCGGCACCCGGCGGCCGCCGACGAATCCGCCCAACTCTTTGGTGGGCATGCCGTTGTTGGAGACGTAAATAGCGTAGGTTCCAAGCTTTCCGGTTCCTTCGGGAGCGGTGAGCGGATAGACCCGACCGCCAAGCACGGTGATCCCTTCGAGTTCGGCAGCCAAGGCTGTTTCGAAATCCATCCCCTCACCTCTTCCTGAGCGCTTTGTCCACTTCTTTGCCGGTGGTCTCCAGCATCTTCTTCTCGATGCTTCGCTTGTTCTCGTCCACAGCGCGCCGCATATACCGGTAACCGGGGATATACTGCCCATCCACGGTCATAAATCCGTATTCCATCGACGCCGGGTAGTAGGAGCGCTTACCCGCCTTGGAAATCTTCACGAATTTGTCGTTCATGGCCGGATCGATCGTCACCTGATAAACCGCCTTGCCGCGGATACGCGTCCGCTCTCGGACGAGGACGATACCGCGTTTCAGGTCGCCCTCGTCTTCCGGGGCGTTATGGGACGCCGCCTTTTGGGCTATCGTACCCCCTGCGCGCGCGGACTTGGTTGCCACCGTCTGAGGAACCTTGCCAAGCCGCTCAAACGTCCGCTGCAGCTCCTGCATGCCCTTGATGTCCGATTTCCTCGACATGTCATTGTCGCTCCTTGCACATGAGGTGCAGTTCCTTCTTCGCATACTCCGGATGGGCGATGTACAGGATTTCGAACTCCGATTGTCCGTACCGGACGATCATTGACCGCTCGATTCCGGCCCGGTACCGAATACGGATCCGCGTGGTGACTTCGGCGTTCTCCTGCATCGCCGCAAGGTAGTCCCGGCCTGTTATTGGCTCGATCGCCGCCCAAGGACGCGCAACTTCTACCGGATCGTCCAGCGGCTGTCCGTATCCGTCCGTAGTTGTTCCGTCCGACGGCTTCAAGATGGTTATGCGGTGCTTTAATTTCCCTGCCTCCACGATCACCACACCTTATCCATCGAAAGAAGTGCGTCAGCTGCCAGGGGAATGCGCGAAGCATTCCGGCCGACGACTACCTCCTCTCGGTTCTCGTACCAGTGCCCCACGATGAGCAGGATCGCCTGCTTCGTTTTGATCGGGACGCTGGCCGCATCGTAACCGGCCACGTAGCGAATGGAGACCGGGTATACCTCGTATAGCGGCGCCGCATAGGAGAATCCCGGCCGCGACTGGACGAATGCGCGGAAGTCGTCCGAAAGAAGTGAGTAGTCCGTGCTGGCGATGGTCGTTTCCGAACCGTCGCGGTTCTTGACCTTCATGCTTTCGACGGACACGGCCGGCGGCAGCGGCAGCACCGTTCGTGATTCGAACGCCTCGAGCGTGAGCTCGTACGTCTTTCTCGCGATGGACCGCCGCTGACGTCCTTCCGCATACTCTCGCGCCGCGGAGATCAGCGCCTCGATATAGGCATCGTCCTCATCCATGTCCGGGTCAATTCGCAGATGCGTTTTCGCTTCAGCAAGCGATACAGGCTCTTCTGCCGGGGGCGTTACCACCTTCAAAAGCATGCCGCATCACCGCCGTTATTGATTTTCCCCACTACCTTGCCGCTGCAGATAGCCCTCGTACAGCGCGATCCGTTCCTTCGCGTTACCGGCTTCGCCTTCGATCTGGCGCTTGTCCAGCTCCGCCTTTTGTTCATCCGCGGACAGCGCGGCAAACTCCTTGGCGGTCAGCGGCGAGTCCGGGTCATTCGCGTTCTCGCCGGGCCGCACTTCCTTGCCGATGACGCCCGCAGCCCTCAGACGCTCCGCCCGCTCGTCATCCGCTTCGAACGTCGCACCGGCTTTGACTTCCTCGCCCGTTTCCTTGTCGATGAAGTCGTTCGTAACCTGATACGTTTTCACTTGGATCATCTCCTCACATGAAAGTAGGGAGGCCGTTGCCGGCGCTCCCACTAATAGACTGGATTAAACCTGCGGGGTGCCGAGCTTGATGAACGGGGAAACCGTATATCCGTTCTCCAGCGTGAACGGCCCCGTCACCCAAGGCTTGCCGTCCACATTCCAGAACGCCTTGATGACCGTCTTGTTCGAGCGGAACAACACGTGCTCGGACGCTTGAATGAAGATGCCGGCGCCGTCCTTGATGATGTAGTACTGCCAATCGGCGAGAACCAGGTCGCCCACTTGCCCAAGCAGCGGACCGCGCTCAGTGAATCGAAGCGGATATCCGAGCAAGGTCCCGACCATTGCGTCGGAAGCGCTCGGTTGGAAGATCAGGCGGCCAGATTCGTCCGTCATGGTGAGCAGCTGCGGCAGGATAGACTGCGAAGCGATCCAGACCAGCCGCCCACCCATTTTCGACTTGGCGAGCATGTTGACGATGTCGATGTAATCGATCTGGTTGGCCACCGCCCGATTGATCGTGATGGCTGCGGCCGAGTTGATCGCGCCAGTCGGCTTGCCGACGCCATCGCCGTAGGTGAAGGCAGCGTCTTCGGCCGCCGCGATTGCGCCGCGGAACAAGCGATTGATGAGCGTGTTCACCACCGGCGCGTTGCGGAGTAATTTGTCCGTGACAACCAGCGTGCCGGCCACCTCTTTCGGCGCGAGATTTAAGTCCTTCAGTTTGACGTTCGTCTCCGGCTTCTCTGCGCCCTCCGCGATCCACTCCACCTCGACGCCGCCGTACATATTGGAGCCTGCACCCTGATCCAGCGCGGGGAACGTGATGTCGGCATCAGGCGCGACGTCGCCCGCCGGGACAACGAGTGCCCGCGGCCGGACGATGGCATCCTCCGGCTTAATCTCGAACAGTTGAGCCGAGAACTGCGGAGGCACGAAAATGCCGCCGGACGTCTTGGTGCCCATCGTCATCTCGCGATACTCTCTCAGCCTCGGATCGTGCGGTTCGAAGCGCACGGAATGCACGAAATCGGCCAGGTCGCGGAATTCCGTTTCGTGCTGCGGATCGTCGGGCGTGCGCTTCGTGCCGCCCGCGGACATCGCGAGTTGCTGCGCCCGCTCTTCGAGCTTGATCTCAGCCGCCAGGTCGTCGGCTTTCTTCTCGAGATCCGTGAATTCGCGCTCTTCGTCCTCCGAAAATCCCCGCTTCTCGCCTTGGGCCTTCTCGACCAGCGCACGCATTTGGTCCTTGAGTGCAGCCAGGTCTTTCCTCATTTCGATCAGGTTTTTCAATTCAGTTCATCTCCTTAATATGATTTGATCTTGCGCATGCGGAGCTCCATCTCGAGTTCGCGTGAATCTCGCTCCTCGGGGGTCTCTTCGTCCTCTTCTTCCTCGGGCTGCGGCCTGGACCGGAATACCTCTTCAGCAGAGCGGACGCCTACGCTGGATGTAGGATAAGCCGGTCGCGTCACGGGGCTAACTTCAATGAGCTCCGCCTCTGTCACCGTGCGGATCGGCATCTCCGGGTCGCTTTCGTCCCACTCCTCTTTGACGGCGCGGAAAATAAAAGACGACCCTCGCACGTCGCCGCGCTCGATCGTCTCAATATATTTTTCCGCCCAGCTCGGCGGGGTTATTTCGTACCGGAGGCCGTTTTCGTCTTCGGTTAGCAGGAGCGTATTCGGAGTGCGGCCCAGCACTTCGCGGGCGTCATGCTGCCACGCAGCGTAAACATCGGCCATCCGATTCGTAAACGCCCCCTTCCTAAAGCGCTCCTGGAACATCCCCCAGATCGGCAGCGACAGCTGATCCCAGCGCACGGCATATCCGATTATTTTCGTCGGTTCGCCGTCCACTTTACGGACTTCCAAGCGACTATCCGGCTGGGGGATCTCCCTTAGCTCCTGTTGGGTCTCCGTCGCCTTCATCGTTCTCACCTCCCCCACCGGATCCGGCGCCGGTTTTCAGTTTTTGTTCGTAATACTTGTCGACAAGATCGAGCGGCAGCATGTTCAAAGGCATCCAGTAGCGATCGCCGCCGGGAATGGGGTTGTCGTTTTCCTTTTCCCTGATGTCATTCTGGGAGTATACGCCCAGATTGAACATCTCCTTGTAGAATGCCGCGCGCGCGGCCGAGTCCCCCCGAAGCAGACCCTCCACAAGATGCTCCACGAACAGTCTCTTGCGCTCCATGGTCGAAAACAGCTTCCAGTTCATGGCCTGCTCCAACCGAACCAGCCACGGCCGGAGGGAGTGGATCAGGAAGTCTGTCGATTGGTGCTCGATGTTCGAGAAGGTCGCACGCTCAAGGTCGGCCAGCATATGCGGCGGCACACGAAAGAGACGCGCGATCTCCGTGACCTGAAACTTCCTGGTCTCCAGAAACTGAGCGTCATTC